TAATGCACTAATGGCATTGCTTCCTAAATTTATTCCCATATTAAGTAATTATATATAAAGTTGTTGAATTTTGAGGAGAGCCTGCATATTGTGCTGCTGTCATACTGACTACATTTAAAATTTGAGTAGCTCCCGTACCTTCTCCTGTTGTATTACTATCAATAGTGTTTACTTCTGCACCCGTTTCAATACCGTTAAGTTTTGTTGAAGATGTACTATCAAATGAAATTTTAGTATTGTTATCAGTAATATCTGCTGCTTGTTGTGCACTAATAGTTGTTGTATCTCCTGCTAATGCAGTTGTAGATGTTAAACCTAATTGTAACAATGCAGTATCTCCTGCCAACGCTGTTGATGCAGTAGTACCTAAAACCATATATTTATTAGTACCCTCTGCAATATTGCTTGTAGTTAATGTTACAGCACCTACATTTCCATTTACGCTGTCAACTGTATTAACTTGCGCACCTGCTTCAATATTTGATAATTTTGCACTTGAAGTTGCATCAAAAGATATTTTTGCAGTATTATCAGCAACATTTGTATTTCCTGATACTCTTGCTTCTGTGTAATAAAGATTAGTGTTTTCTGCTATATTTGCAGTTGTCAAAACTACTGCGCCTGTTAAACTGTTAACACTATCTACTGGAGCAGCACTTGGTATGCTTGGTTTGTTAAGTATTAAAGCATCGCCACTTGTTGCGTTCCAATCCGATTGCACATTTACTTCTGCATTATCCTCAATCCCTGCCAACTTTGTTGCATCTGCACTTGGATAAGAATTTTTAGCAGTATTATTTGTTATTGCAGTTGCTTGCGCTGATGTTATTACAGTAGTGTTACCTGCCATTGCTTCATTTGCAGCAGTACCTATAACCATTGAAACCTTTGCATTATTATCTGTAATATCAGCTGCTTGTGCTGACGTTATACCTACTTTGGCTGTGTTGTTTGTAACGTCTGTATTAGCAGATACCAAAGCTTGTGTAAAACCTACCTTTGCAGTATTTAGTGTAACAGCTGAATTTGCTTCCACCCTTGCATTTGTGAAATATAAATTAGTATTTTCTGCAATATCTGATGTATCTAAAACTACAGTTCCAACTTCTCCATTTACGCTATCAACAGGTGCAGCACTTGGAATTGTAGGCTTATTTAATATTACAGCTAAACCACTTGTTGCATTCCAATCACTTTGCACATTGCTAACTTTAGCACTATTATCTGTAATTGCTGTTGCTTGTGCAGGTGTTATTGTTGTAGTATCGCCCTCTAAAGCTGTGCCTGCAGTAGTTCCTAAAACCATAGAAACTTTTGCAGTGTTATTGGTTATTGCTGTTGCCTGTACTGCAGAAATTGTAGTTGTGTTTCCAGCAAGAGCAGTAGTAGATGTTAAACCAATTTGTAATAAATCTGTATTACCTGCTAAAGCAGTACTTGCTGTTGTACCCAATACCATATATTTATTGTTAGTACCCTCTGCAATATCGTCTGTATTTAAAACTACAACCCCTGTTTTTGTATTTACACTATCAACGGGCGCACCAGCTGTTGGTGGCACGTTTAAAACTCCATTAACAATTTGTAAAGTTCCTACATTACCTGTAACGCTTTGTACTATTCCTAAATTGCTTGTAAAATTACTTGGATTGGCATTGCTATATGGCGTAAAGCCTAAAGCACTTGTTACATCTGAATTTGTTACTGTATATGTAGAAATAAAATTATCGGGGTTTGTATTGCTGTAAGGTGTAAAACCTAATGCACCTGTTACGTCTCCACTTGTTACAGTATATGTAGTTATATATCCTGCTGGGTTTGTAGCATTATAAGGAGTAAAGCCTAATGCTGTTGTAACGTCACTTGATGTAACGGTGTATGTTGAAATGTAACCTGCAGGGTTTGTTGCGTTATAGGGTGTAAAACCTAAAGCTGTTGTAACATCGCTGCTATCAATACCTGTAATATATCCTGCTGGGTTTGTACTGTTGTAAGGTGTAAAAGTTAATGCATCTGTAACGTTTGCACTTGTTAAACTTAATGTGCCACCTAATGTTAATGTTATATTAGCTGCAGTACCACCTGTTGTTAATGTTAAGCCACTAACTGTACCTGTTCCTGTTACACTTGATACACCACCACCCCCACTACTGACAGTTGTAAAAGTAAATGCACCGTTTCCGTCTGTTGTTAAAACTTGCCCACTTGCACCGTCTGCACCTACATCATCTAAATCAAGCAATCCTAAAGAAACGACACCTGTTGCACCATTTACGCTGTCAACATCGTTAACTTCTGCGCCTGTTTCTATTCCAGAAAGTTTAGTTGCATCAGCAGTAGGATAAGAATTTTTAGCTGTATTTGCAGTAATTTCATCTGCCTGCAATGTAGTAATTCCAACCTTTGCAGTGTTCAAAACAATATCATCTGCCTGTGCTGTAGTTATTCCTGTTTTTGCATTGTTTGCTGTAATATCTGATGCCTGTGCCGATGTTATACCAACCTTTGCAGTATTTGCAACTACATCAGAATTTGCAGAAACTGCAGCATCTGTATATCCTACCTTTGCATTATTAGCTGTAATGTCTGAAGCCTGTTGTGTGCTTATTCCAACTTTAGCATTGTTGTTTGTTATATCAGTCGCCTGTTGAGATGTAATACCTGTTTTAAGCGTGTTTGCTGCTATTTCGTTTGATTGTGCAGTAGTTATGCCAACTTTATTATTATTCGTTGTTATATCGCTTGATTGTTGCGTTGTGATGCCTACCTTTGCATTATTGTTGGTTATGTCAGTTGCTTGTTGAGATGTTATGCCTACTTTAGCTGTATTTGCTGTTACACTACTATTTGCAGTAACTCTTGCTTCGGTATAGTATAAATTAGATGCACCCTCATTAATATTGTCAGTATCTAAAACTACAGTTCCTGTTGCACCATTAACACTGTCAACAGCACCACCACCTCCACCTGTAACAACAGACCAACCTTGCGATTGTCTTGCATATTGTTGCCCGTCATTAGGTGCTTCGGGAAACGTAACTTTTGCATTGTTTGCTGTAATGTCTGACGCTTGGCTTGTAGTTATACCTACCTTTAATGTATTAGCTGCTATTTCATTTGCCTGTGCTGGAGTTATGCCTACTTTTGCTGTGTTAGCTACAATAGCATCAGATTGTGATGTTGTTATTCCAACTTTAGCAGTATTTAAAGCAACTGCACTATTAGCATCAACCCTTGCATCTGTAAAATATAAATTTGTTCCCTCTGCTATATTTGTAGTTGTAAGAACAACAACCCCTGTTTGTCCGTTTACACTATCTACAGCACCACCACCCGAAAGACCAACTACTGTCGCATTTGTTAAATCTAATGTTCCTGTAAAACTTGCTGATGCTGTCCCTAAACTTAAAGTTGATGCGTTGCCACTTCCGTCAGTTATGTTTTGCTCAACAGCACCAATAATGCCATTATTAGATGTTTTTAATAAACCTGTGTATGTTTCAGATATTTTAGTATTATATAAAGTTGCCATACTATTTTTTGTTTTTTGTTTTTACCTTTTTTAAAAAGGTTTTTAATTTTTCTATGTTTGCTTTTTTCGGTTTATAAATCATAGCACCCACCCGTTAAAAGTTGCATCGTTACTGGGGTATATATCATCATTTATATTATTGGTATATTCGGGGTATGTAGTTTGATTAAAACTCATAAAATCTATAAATCTTCTGCTATACCATTCTGCGTTTGTTCTTGCTTTTTCTACTAAAAAATCTATTTCGTTTTTGTCAACTGATTGAGAATTTTCTGATGTATGTTTAAATACTCCCCCGTTCTTTATTTGATAAGCAGCGAAAGGATAATAATTTGCCTGTGCATACCATATTAACATTGGAGCAATATAATCATCTAAAACTGTTTTCCAACGTGCATTTGTAGGGTTATCAATATTAGGTATTGCAGCACTTAAACCGTCATACATATTTGTTCCAATTATTTGTTGTACATCTATTTCCTGTGCCAGCTTAATGAATTGTACAAATTTTGACGTGTCAATATTTCCGTCAAGTATTGAATTTCTTACTAAATCTGTTCTATTTATAAATAATACTGTAGCCATTATTCTTTTGTGTTACTTGGTAAAAAGCCTTTATTGGGCATGTTTTTTGGTTTTGTTCCTACTAATGGGTTATTTTTTTCGGGTCTAAAACCTTTCCTCTTTGCTTCTGCAACGCTTATTTTTGGCGCAAGGGGACTTTTAACATCAATCCGTTTGTCTTTTGGTGTGTACATATATGTTTTTCTTGCCCAAAAATGATGGCAATTTCCTCCGCCTTTCCAAAACCATATAGAATATGTAGCTGCACCTCTTGGTCCCCACCCTGCATTTACGGGTTTGTTATCCATAGCAATAATATCTTCTTTACGATATATTTTTTTAGCCTTTATCATTTTTTCACAAAATTCCCTTGTTACATTTTTACCCTTTGTAAATGTTTCTTTTAAAGGTGAATATTGATAACGTACTTTAAACTTCAAGCCCTCAAAATCTTCGTCTTGTTCAGATTTACTATTAGGTTTTGCAGTGCCAGTTGATACAAATTCCCATATTTTAGCTAAAGTGCTTTTATCTTTTTTTTTATTTAATTCATTTATTTGATAATCTAATGCTTCCTCATCATCATAATCAACTTTTCTTTCATCAATTAAAGTCCAATTTTCTAAATCTTCATCTTCGCCATATTCCTGCATAAAATTATCTAACTCTGTTCTTGATGCTTCTACTGGCACACAATTAGGCACTTTTTTTCCGTTTTTTGTTTTTGTGCCAATTTGTTCGTAACCGTCCCAGCAGGGTGCTTTTAATTCTTGGTGTGTTTCGCAAGGCATATAATATGTAACACCCTCAACTTCGTGTTCGTGGTAACCACCACACCCCATTTCTTCGGCTACTTTTATTGCTTCTTCTTTAGTTTCGTATGCTTGCTTTCCGTCTATTTTTTTTAATGATAATTTTTCCATTTCAACGCCTGTTTCTTCTTCAATAGTTTCATCATCTTGTACTGATTTATCTACATCTGTAAATTCTAAAGGCTGCAGCGTTGTAAAATATAAATTTAAACTTATATCGTTATATGCTAATAGTTTGTCGAAGCAATCAATTAATAATTCTTGAAACGGTCTTATAACGGTGTTATCCATTAACAAACTTGCTGTTTTTATTTCATCTGCATTATTACCTAAACCACTTCCGTCTTTTATTCCTAATAACATTGGCGATACAATACGGTGTGCAACCATTATTTTCTGTGTACTTTCCTCACTTAAAAATTGGTATTGATTATGTGCATCGCTTAACTGTACAGGTGTTATTTCTGCTTGACTTTCCTTATTATCGTTAAAAGCTAAAATGAACTTGCCTGCATTGCTTGTTCCAGAGAATTTTTGTGCAATTTTCTTTTCTATTAATTGTCGTTCTTGCTGATTAGGTGTACCATTATTAAAATTAATTAGCATACTTGGTGCAAGCCCATTCATAATGTTGTTAAGGTGGTAATTTGATACCTCCTCCTCTAATTCTGCATATTGCAATCCACCTTGATAATCTACAGGACTATAGTAATAAAACCCACTTTTGTATGGCTTAATGTAATATATTTCAATATCTTCTTTTGACATACCGTATGCAGGTATTCTTAAAGGCACATCGCTGCGTTTTATATTTGCCCAATCTTTAAAATAATAGTAAGCTGGTATTTCCCCGTCTTCATCGCATTTTTCTGCACGTAATGTTTCAATAGGTATATGCTCTATTTGTGCAATTTTACTCCTGCCTTTATTATAAATTACTTGTATTGCAGCATTGCCCATTAACTTTAAATCGTAACATACTTTTCTAACTACATCTTTTTTAAATAAAGATATCATTTGTGCGTACTGATTAGGTTTTCTGTTGCTATCAGTAGCATTTAGTCCTTTTCCATATATAGCTTGACTAATACCATTAACAGCAGCGTTATTAGTAGGACTTCCATTGTATCTATCAATTAAATATTGAAAATAATTATTATCTGCTCCGTATTCAATCCAATCTTTACCGTTTACTTCTTTAATTTCTGGACTTGTATAAGTGCTTAAATTAACAAAACCAAATTCTGATACTTTTGTTTTGCTAAATTGCCCTTTACTATTTCTTTTTTGTTTCATATTACTAAATAAGTATTATCATAACTATTAGAGCTAATGTATTGCCCTTTATTTATTTTATAATAGTCGTTGTTTTCTTGGTCAATATCTTGGTCTGTGCAAAATATTTTATCCTTGTAAATAACCCCGTCACTTGTATCATCTACATTCCATAAAGTTTGGTCGTCTTGCCAAAATTTTATATTGGTATTCCAAAAACTATTTGCAACCCCTAAAGTTATATTGTAAAAATGATTTTCTACTAAAACAGGAGTAAAAACGTTTGTAAATGTAAGATAATTACCTACAGTTGCTGCACCTGTTATTTCATAATGTTTAGCAACGTTTGTACTATCATCTTTTATAGACAAAACAAATGTACTCAAATAATCTCTTGGTATTACTTTTAAATTTTGTGCTGCTGCACTTGTACTTAATATAATCATCGTATATATAACGTAAATAATTACCTAATTTGTAAAAATTATATGGCAAAAAAAAAGCACCCTGTTAAGAGTGCTAATTTTACTAACTAAAACTAAAACTAAAACTATGCTGTTGGGTCAATTTGTCCTGTTTCGGGTGTAATTTGTGATGCTGCTAAAAAGAAAGGTGCGCTTTCTTCTAATCCCTCAAAAACCATTGTGAAACCGCTTAAATCGCCTGCAGCTGCGCCTGTCACAACTGTTCCGCCAGTACATTCCATTCCGTTTTCTTGTCCACATAAAAACTGATTACCATAGTAATCTTCTACAACTACATACGGTCTGCCTACTGCAAGTATTTGTAATTCCTGCTGTGTTAACGCATCTAAATATGTTAACGTTAAATTTAATGTCTGTGTGTAAAAAGTTGTTCCATTTTCTCTGCTACTTGTAACTGTAGTCTCTAAACTTGAATTACCTTTAACATCGTATTCGTACCAATCGGGAGCAGTTGCTGCTGTAATTGTTGCTTCCCCTGTTGTTGGGTCTATTGTTACTCCTGTTATGTTTCCATAATCAGCGAAGTAAACTTTTTTGATACCGCCAAAGGCTGATTTGCAGGGTATCTTTCTTCCTATCGTTATACTACAACTCATTTCTATTGTTTTTAAAAAAAAAGGTAAGCAGGCAATAAACCTACCTACCTTTATTTTGATTAATTATTATGCGTATTCAACTAAATCTTCTGAAATTCCAAACTGTACTGCACTTGTAAAACGCATTACCATTCTTACATTGTTCGATGCATCTAAATCTGCCATATCTAAAACTTTCACAACATTTGTATCATTTAAAATTCCTGTTCCGAAATATAAGTTAGAACGTTGCGCTGCATACATTTTGTTGTCTGACATTCCAGGACATACAAAGATTTTTACACCGTTAACAGTTAGGCTTCCGTTGTTCCACCATTGAGTTCCCTGTGCATTTACACCGTTTGCACCCAATCCATTTGCTGCAAAACCTCCTAATGCTTGTACATAAAGTTTAGCTGCCTTTGAGCCAATATAAACAAACAAATCTTCTTTTCCGTAAAGTGCTGCTGGGATAGCATCTACAACTTTAGATAATTCATCTATAATATTCCCTGCTGTTAAACCACCTGCAACTGCTGCTACTTGTTGTGCTGCTGGTATTTCTCCTGCTGCTGCTGATGCTGCAATTAGTTTTTCAAAACCGTCAAAAGAATTGTTAGTACCTGCTGCTGTATCGCCTTGCCATATACAAAATTCAGTATTCTGTGCTACTTCTGCTGCAACGTGTGCAATCATAAAGTCAGCGAATTTAGGTGGTAAAGTTTGACCTAAACCGTAACCCATTTGCTGTGCTTCCCAATCGTTTACAAAATCATACTTACATAATTGTAGATTTACTTGTAATTCAACAGGAGAAATAATTCTCTCGGTTAATGTTACAGATGAATTAGGGTTAAAATCACAACCTGCTGCAGTAACTACACTTCCTGTTGCTAATTTTTTAATTACTTCTTTGTAAGCAATATTTGCTTTTACTGTTAAACCACCGTCATCAATAGTAGATGCAGATAGTAACGCTGCAGCGATATACTCCCCTGCAAATTCTCCTGCATAAGTTGTAGTGATATTAACTGCTGTTGCAAGTTCTGTTTTTCTTAAATTTGCCATTTCTATTTTATTTATTTAATTTATTTAATACTCTATCTAATGTTGTGTTAAATTTACCTTTTGCAAATTCAACATTTCTTTTTTGTTTTACTGCTCCCTCTGGGTTATGCTTTATTGGCTTTGCTGCAGCTAATTCTTCTTTTGGTGTTTCGTCAAACTTTTCAGTAATTGTTCTTGACTTCATTTTGCCCTCACTTGCCATTTCTTCTTCTTCAACATTATCATCTTCGTAAGCCTTTTCTACTTTGTCGCCTTTTAAATCAGCAATAGCATCTTCCAAATTTTGTATGCGTTTTTCCATACCTTTCCAATCTGCAACATCAGCTTCTTCTTCTAAATCTTCTGTTGTTTCTTTTTCTTCTTCTTCAGTTGCTTCTTCTTTAGCTGGCACCTCATCTGATACATCACGTACATCAGCAATAATTCCTTCTTCTTCTACAATTAGTAGTTTTCCGTCTTCAAGGATATATTCCCCTACAGGCATTGCAACTTTTTCATCATCAGTAACAATAAAAACTTCGTTGCCTTTTTCTAATGCTTCTGTTGTTATAACAGTGCCATTTTCTAACTTCATTTCTTCAAGGTTTACCTCAATGTTTAGAAGCGTTTTAATATCGTTTAACATTTTTTGTGCTTTCATAATTATTAATATAACGTATTTAGGTTTATTTTTTGCGTTTTCAGTCTGTTCTTGTTATTACACCTATGCCTTGCGCCCTCATAGAACCGTCACAACAGTCAATAGAATAGGTGTTGTTATCCCAACATAAACAAGCTCTTGAACTGCCTTTAGGCGATGTCCTACTTGGTATAAATATTTTGTTTTTAGCCTGCATTTAGAATATCAATTATTTTATTTAATATTTCTTGGTCTATCTTTTCAGCACCTTTATTTGTTGCCAAATTTTCGTCAATTTTATCTTTAGGTCGTTCCATTTTATCTGCAAAGTAGCCCTCAATAGAAAAACCTTTAACTTTATTTGTTTTAACATACTCTTGCCATATTTCATTATTATTAACTTTTACTGCACCAACCCAACTGCCAACAGGCACATTAAGTCCGTATTTTCTTGTCTTATCCTGTACCTCATCTTCAACAATCCAACTTTCAACTAATGTTAAACCTTTTAAAGTTTCGTTATGTTCTAAAGTGCTATT